GTGGGGATAAGGAATCAAAAGAGGATTCAGATGCCAAAGTTTCAGGAAAGGAAATGTGCATGATGCTTTCTTCGAGTGGAGCAAATATGAAAGCATGTTATACAGCAATTGAACAGATATGCTTAAAGCAAGGGAAGATTAACGATAACCAGAAAATCACAGATCATATATTTAAACAGATAGCCTTTAAAGATACTAAGGAAATTCTGGGAGGATATATTAATGATTTTTTGTTTTCTTCCCTAGTCGATTAAAAGAAGAATACATCGATATTGAACAGATTAAAATGTCGTTGATGAGGTTTACGAAAGGCGCAGTTTCATATCGGGAATTGCAAGAAATGCCAATTAGTGAGATATTTGACATGAACGAAGTTGCCTCGAAAGTATCAAAAAGAGAAGATAGGGAAGCAAAAAGAGCAATGAAATAAGGAAGTGAATTTTGGGCTTTAGTATTGGTTATAATTTCATTGCAAAAGATAAGTTCACTGGTGCTGCTAGAAAGATCAGCCGATCTATAAATAAAATCAAAAAAGGTATGGAGAAAACTTCCGTTATGGCTGGAAAGATGGCTCGGAAAATGGGGGAAGCCGGAAAATCGATAAGTAAGTTTGGAAGCAAAATGCGCAACATGGGCAAAAGTATGTTTCGAAGCGTAACATTGCCTATTATTGCTATAGGAGCAGCGGTTCTGGGAGCAGCAGGAAGGCTCGAAAAAATGAGAGTCGGATTCACTGGAATGCTCGGCAGTGGTGAAAAAGCAGCATCTCTCGTTAAGAAGTTACAGAAATTTGCTGTAACAACTCCATTTAAACTAGGTGGTATTGCTGGGGCAGCTAAACAGCTACTAGCCGCAGGCGTTCCTGTTGAGAAAATGATTGAAAGACTGAGAATGCTTGGCGATATAACATCGGTTGCCAAAGATAGAACTCTTGGTGATATTGCTGGAATCTTCGCAAAGATTAAAAATAAAGGAAAAGCATTAACGGAAGAAATTTTACAGCTATCAGATGCTGGACTTCCTATAATAGACATCTTAAGGAGAGGGCTAGGCGTAAGTAAGGGTGAAGTTTTAAAGATGGCCGAGCAATCAAAAATAAGCTTTGGAATAATGTTAAAAGCAATGCAATTCATGGGAACAAAGGGTGAAGTAGCCTATAAAGCCATGATCTTGCAGTCAAAAACATTCTTTGGTTTACTATCAACATTAGGGGATAGCATCATTGAGGTTGCAGGGGCTATTGGTGATGAGTTTCTACCAGAAGCAAAGCAAATGGTAATCAAAATGCTAGACATGGCAGAACCTATCAAGGAGTGGGTTAAAAATAACAAAGGACTAGTTAGAACTATAGGTATAATATTGGCAATCGCTGCTATAGTTGGGCCAGTTTTAATAGGACTAAGTCTTATTGTAACGGGGCTATCGTCAGCTATCACAGTACTAACTGCGATAGGAACAGCTCTTGCATTTATATTTGGATTGATATTTTCCCCTGCAATGTTTTTCTTTGTAGTAATAGGTATATTAATTTATAGGATATTAAAATTAACTGGTGCATGGGATTACTTAGTTGATAAATTAGCAAGCACAGGGCCAATAAAGTCCATGATTGAACAATTTACTAAAGCCAAGAATGTCATAAGCGATATAACAGACTTAATGGGAATAACACATAGTGGAATAGGTAATATTGATATCAATTCCAGACAAGGCATGAGTAGTGGAGCTGCTTCACCTGTTTCATCTAATCAAAGTCAGCAAAGTTCTATTAATGGAAACGTGAACGTAAACATTCAGGATAAGTTTAAAAATGTTGGATCAGTTAATATGAGCAGCTCAAATGGACTTAATCTTGGAATGAATGGAGTCGGTGTTTAATGGCAGTCTATGAGAGAATGTTCGAAGCGTCTTTCAAGGGCGCAACATTTCTAATTAATGGAGCTGTTGAAACGGCTGGTGGTCGAAAACTAGTTGATCATATCTATCCTAATTCACCGAGAAGATTCATAGAAGATCTTGATTTGCTAAGAAGAGATTTCACTTTAATTGGCGTAATCAGAGAGCCTAGATATCACTCAAAGAGAGATTTACTTTTAAAAAAGCTTGAAGAGGGTGGGGCAGGGCAATTAGTTCATCCATTTCTAGGTAAATTTAATGTTGTGGCAAGACCATATATTTTAACAGAGAATACCAGCCAGCTTGGAAGAGCAGAATTTCAATTAGTCTTTGCGGTTGCAGATAATAATGTTTTTCCTACTGATGGCGGTGAGAATAAATTTGTTAAGTTTTTAGAAGAGGGGCAGGCTGCAATATCTGATTTACTGGATGGAATATTTGGAGCCGGATCTAATGATAACTTTGGCCCCGCTGGTGCTTTGCTAGATGATATTGGAGATGCCTTCGATGCTGTTCAATCGACAATAGCTGTCGTGGAAGATGGTGTTAATGCCTTTCAGGATACTCTAGTTCAATTTAAAAATAAAACCAACGCATTTGTCCAGGGAATTGAGAGCCTTGGAACATCTGTTAATAACCTATTTAATAATTTTGGAACAATCGCAGGGAATGCATTCGATCAGTTGAAAGGATTCGAATCATTATTTGGATTTTCATCAACTCCAAGGGTTGCTTTTTCGAAAACAGAGAAATTCGGAGTCACAAAACAAGATGATGAACCTTTGGTTCTATTAAGTGTTGAGATTCCTGAACCTGATGCCATTATCGCTGAAGATGATCTTTCAAAGATGCAACCACTTGGTTCAGTGAGACAGGAAAATATAGCTAATGCAAATGTTATTAATATTTCGATGAATGCCAGTGCATTGCTTCAAATGTATTTCTTTGCACAGAAAGTTGAGTATGAAACCAACGAGGATCTACAAAAGGTTTCAGATGATCTTGAATCTAGATATCTCCAGTTAATTGAATTGATTGCTGATGATCTAGCAGATGCATTGAACAATATGCGAAATGAATGGATCAGATTTGTAACGATTACACTATTAACAATCGACAGGGTTATTGAAATCGAAGTAGGCCCAACTAATGTCACTAAATTAACCAATGATCTTTATGGAAGCACTGATAAGTACAATCAAATTATAGAACTTAACGATATTGTTAATCCATCGGAAATCTCTGGAATCGTAAGGGTTGTTTCCTCATGAATAAGATGTTTCTTCGAGTTGATGGAATTATGTATGATGGTTGGACTGAAGCCAGTGCAAGTAAATCACTAGCTGAAGCATCGGGATCATTTACATTTCAAGCAACAAGTGAAGATACGGCAGGATTCCCGATAAGAAGACGATCTGAAATCGATGTTTTTATTGATAACATTATCATAATGTCAGGATTCGTTGATATCATCAATATTAATTATGAAGCAGGATCTCACACAGTCACAATTTCAGGAAGAGATAAAACCAGTATAATTATTGATAGCTCTGTTCCTGGTAATAGAAGTTTTAATCCTCCAATTGATTTAGAACAAATTGCAAACACTATACTAAAAAGGCTTGGCAGTACCTCGAGAGTGGGAAATGATGCGCCTAATTTGAAAAAGTTCACAACAGTAGTGGAAGCAAAGATTGATCAGACAGCATTTCAATTCTTAGAAGAGTATGGCAGGAAGGCCAATGTGATGCTCACATCCAATAATGATGGTGATTTAATCATATATGAACCCAATCCAGACAGAATAGAAACGATAATCCTCCATAAAATCGGAGATCCAAATAATAATGTTATAAGTGCTGACTGTAATTTTGATGATTCTCAGAGGTTTTCTAAATATACAGTTTACACTCAAAAAGAGAATTCCAGTGCAAGCATCAAACAAGCAGGAACTCCATTATTTGGAAATCTTTCAAATAAGAATGAAGCAACAGTTTTTGGAACAGCAACCGATCCTGATGCATTATCTGTAAAGCAAAAAGTAATGGCGCTTGAATCTGCAGGAACCATTGACGATGCTAATAATCGAGCAGCTTGGGAAGCCAACATTAGAAGAGCTAGATCGACATCTCATTCATATACAGTTCAGGGATTTTATCATTCGAAAGGATTATGGAGTAAGAATTTAATCGTTCGAGTTATTGATGATTATGCGACCATTGATTCTGATATGTTGATTGACACAGTTGAGTATTCATATTCAATTGATGGTGGGGCCATAACCACTCTCGGAGTGATCGCCCCTGATGCTTATCAAGTGAAAGCAGCAATCACCAAGCCAGAAAAGAACACTGGCACTTTAACTTGGAAGTTATGATGATTAGTATTATAAAAAAGGCACTCACAACACTAACACGCTCGAATCCTATAGGGCAATGTTCTTACATGGGCTCAACAACGAACTATGAATCTATCCATCCATACGGCTATTATGCGCTCCCTGAAGCTGGCTCCCTAGTTATCCTTCAATCTATAATGGGAGATGAATCCAATAAGGTTGGAACCGAATATGATAATACAAAAATCAGTTCAATTTTAGCGGAGCTTTCGGCCGGTGATAATGCAGTTTATAATCCAACTTCAGGATCTTATACAATATACAGAAAATCAGGTGATATCGAAATCAAGGCAAGCGGATCAGCAAACCTTAAAATAGAATCAACCACAACCCATACTGGTGATATGACAATAGTTGGGGATGTTACAATTACAGGAACGCTCACAGCGGGCGGGAAAGATATTAATGCTCACACTCACGCTGCAGGAACATATACAGATAGTTTAGCTGCTCCTGTAACTGGTGCTTCTGGATCAATGGTTTAAAGTATAATCAAAGGAATCTTATGGAAGAAATAGATATTAAATTGGTTTTAAATGAAGATGATGAATATTACGATATTGATTTTGCCCATGATGGTGATTTCTTAATGACTGATGGACTAGATACTGCCATCTTAATGACAATACTATCAGTAAGAAGAGCCGATGAATCGGAAATAGTGAGCCCTATAAAAAGGCGTGGCGATTGGTCGAATGAATTAAATGAAGATACTGAGTATGAGGTTGGGAGCAAATTTTGGTTATTAGAACAGGCCAGAGTGCTTCAGGAAACTCTCAATATCGGGATCGGTGCGTTGGAAAATGGCTTTGCTTGGATGATTGACGATAATATCGTTAAGGAAATCAATGTTGATGGTGAGATTATTGATAATTCAATCAATTATACGATAGAATTAACTAAGCAAAATAATAAAACTGAAACTTATATATATAATGCTTTTGCAAATACATTAAATAGGGCTGGATAATGGCAATTAAATTCCCAGAAAATAGAAAAGAAATATCGGATAGAATCAAAAGTGATGTAAAGAATCAACTTCCAGGATCAAATCCGTACTTGAGATCTTCTTTCCTTCAGGCAATTATCTTTGGATTGGCAGGAAGGCTCTTTGATTTATACAAGCTTTCACAAGTAATATTAAGGCAAATATTCTGGGATACGGCCACAGGAACATTCTTAGAAAGGCCAGCTGCTTATTTTGGAATAACTAAAAGTGCTGCCACAGGATCAGTCGGAAAAGCAGCGATTGAAGGAACTCTCGGAACTGCAATCCCTATTGGAACTAATTTTCAGGGATCAAATGGTGTTCAGTATTCAACAACAGTTGCATCATCAGTAGTTAATACAAATATTTCTGTCGCAATTACTCAAACCCTTGGAGTCGCTACAGTCACAGCATCATCTGAACATTTGCTAGCTGCAGGAATTGAATTCGTAATGTCAGGGGCAGATCAATCTGAATATAATGGAACCTTTACTGTTGTGAGTATTATTTCAGCAACGGTGTTCACTTATTCTGTTTCAGCTGGAGCCGTGAGCCCTGCCACGGGAACGATTCTATGCGACTTCGATTCAGCAAGTCTAGAAATGGAATCAGATGAACAAGGGGCTATATCAAACTTAGATGCTGGATCATCCTTAACCATTACAAGTGCAATCGCTGGATTAAATGATACTGCTTTTGCTCAATTCGAAGGTTTCCAAGGCGGAACAGATATTGAAAGTACTGAAAACCTAAGAAGTAGATTTTTATTTAAGATTCAAAATCCTGTTGCCTTGTTTAACGATGCAGCAATTGAAGTCGAGGCCAAAAAGATAAATGGAGTGACTAGAGTTTTCATTTTTGGAGTTGACCAAACAGCCGGCAGTATAAGCTCAAGTTCTATTACTAATTTAACTCAGGTTGCAATATTTACTGCAGGTGCGGCTCATGGGTTAATCTCAGGGCAAAAAGTCACTGTTACAGGTGCGGATCAGCCTGAATATAACGTCACTTCAGAAAAAGTAATTGTATTAGATTCGACTAGATTCGCTTATGCAATATCGGGATCACCGGCCACAGCAACAGGAACTCCAGTTGCAGCATTCTCATTGGTTGAGGGTGGGATGGTTAAAGTATTCTTCACAAGGGATAATGACGAGAGTATTATTCCAAGCTCTTCAGAAGTTGATGCAGTCAAGGATCAGATTTTAACAATTAAACCTGCTCATGTAAGTGATACAGATGTTGATGTGAAAGCCCCAACTGCAAATAGCATTGACTTTTCTTTCAGTGCAATTAATCCGAATACCTCGACCATGCAAGATGCTATCAGGAATCAATTAAAAGCATTCTTTCAGGAAGGAACTACGATTGGTCAAGATGTCCTTCAAACTCAATATAACAATGCGATTGCAAACACAGTTGATCCAAGCACTGGAAATAGGCTGGCAAGTTTCACTTTATCAGCACCGGCTGGAAATATCTCGATTGCAAGTGAGGAAATTGGCGTTCTAGGAGATATAACATTTTGATTAATTTCTTAACAAAAGATAATGGTCAAGCTTTGGCCGGTTTGATGAGAGATGATAAAATCTTTGCATCTAAATATCTTCCCACTAAAAAATTCAGGAAACTTCTCGAAGGCTTTGCTGTTGAAATTGCAAGACAAGAGGGAATCATTCAATTAATTTGGGATGAATATGATATCAATACAACAACAGATTTAATTGGAGAATGGGAAGGTGCTGTTGGAATCCCTGATGATTGCTTCAAAGTTTCGGACGATTTACAAGAAAGAAGAGAAAACGTACTCACCAAATTGACATCTTTAGGAGTCAGCACCAAGGAACAATTTGAAGCATTAGCTTTAAGTCTTGGGTTTGATGTTACTGTGACAGCCGGTGCTGAAGGATTAGTTTTTCCATATACTTTTCCAGTACCGTTAACAAGTGTTAACCCAAAATGGGCCATGCTAGTTACTATTGACACCGGTGGTAGTCCTGGAGCAACATTTCCTTATACCTTTCCTTTTATTTTAGCTGAAGGTGAAAGAACAAAATTATTAATATGCTTATTTCAAAAATTAGTGCCATCAAATGTGCAAGTGGTATTTAACACAATATAGGAGAGTAAAATGAAACCATAGCCAGTAAAAGTTGACAATGTTTCAAGTCTTGGATCAGAAGAATACAATGATTATGCTTCAGGTGAGCTAAATAATTTTGTTCAAGAATCAGGCCAGACATTAAGTTCAGGGAATTCATCACAAATGGGTGTTGCAGGTGCAAACTATTCATCCCATGGTGATTATTACACCGATTCAGGGGGCGCAAATGCTTATGTATTAGCACCGGCCAATAGCAAGAAAGGTGTAAATGGTTATATTGATGGGGCCAGAATTCGATTCAAAGTTGGAACAGCCAACACTGGAGCCTCAACGGTCAACGTAAATTCTCTCGGTGTTAAGAATATAAAAAAAGAAGATGGAACAGATTTGACTTCAGGACAGATGGCTCTTGGTGAATATGTGGATCTTATCTTTGATTCAGCAAATAATTACTTCTTTTTAAGAGAATCAGGTGCTGGATCATCGGGAAATATTTCTGTAAGAACTGAAACTGGAAATTATACTGCAGTAAATACTGATGGATTAATAATCTTAGATGCTATTAGTGGGGATATATTATTAGATCTTTTCACAGCAGTTGGAAACGTAGGAAAGGAATTAAACTTAGAAAGAAGTGATGATTCGTTTTTTATTAAAACAGATAATTTCGTTGATGCAGATGTGACTGTTGGAACTGATAACTTAAACATTACATCCCATAATATGCAGGCATTGCAGAAAATTCAATTAACAACAACAGGAACTTTGCCTTCACCGCTTTCACCAGCGACTAATTATTGGGTTATTTTAATAGATGCCAACAACTTCAAATTAGCAGCATCCCTAGTCGATGCGATTGCGATAACTCCAATTGATATCACTTCAGCTGCAGGTGGAGGGACTCACACAATTACAACAGTGAGAAATATCATAACAGTTGATGGTGACGGATCTGAAACTATCGGAAATGCTTTAACAAAAACCCTTGCTACTCAAGGTGAAACAATGGTTTTAATTTCCGATGATGCTAACTGGAGAATCAGCTCAAGGAATTTCGACAAGACAGTTATTCAATTTCCAGTACTCCCTATATTGGGAAGTGCATCTGATCCAGATAAAGCAGACGCTATTGATACAGAATTCTTTAAAGGTTATAGGGATGGGCCTGATCTTGTTTATAATTATACGTACTTTGCTGCCGTTACGACCGGATCATCCTCTGGGAGTGGGAATTATATTTGGGAATTAACATGGGGATTAACTATGCCCGCAGGAACCGAGGTTAATTCAAGTATAAATAACGTGCTGTATGGAAGAGATCTAGGAAGTGGAAAAGTAGTATCGGTAGCATCTACTGCTGACTTGTATGTTTTTGCCTATAGCTTAAATAGCATGGGGCTTTCATCTTCATCTGCATCCAAGGTAGATTCTGCATCTTTCGCCTTGGTTGGTGCAAATACTTCTTATAGATTTAGTGGAAGAATTCCGATAGCTGGCTGGGAAGTGTAAAGTGGGTAGAATACCATAATATAAAAAAGCCCTGTTTAAAATGCAGGGCTTTTTTTTATCAAAAATAATATTTTAAATTTATTTATTTCTGTGAGTTTCTGGATGGCTTTTAATTCTTACAGGCCAAAACCAATGCCCCATTATTACGCCCCAAGCAAACCTTACTATTGGGTAATTATGATCGAAATCTGCCATTACTTCACTGATAGTATCATGGGGAATTCCATTTAGTGCAACATACACATCCCAGCCAATTAAAACTACCGTAAATATAATCATCATATATCTTGTAATTTTTAAATCTCCCACTATAACTCCACCACGACTAAATCAACAAACTTCTTAGTTGATGCTATTGGTATAACTCGATTTCTATATTTATTTGTTACATTATTTCCATCGTTATCATAAGAAATAGAGAAATCAACAGTGTTGGAAGTTGGTTCGGTTTGAATTAATGTCATATTCCATCTTCCCTCAGCATTAGAAGTTGTTTTTGCCTTAGGCCCAACTAATACATTATTAGTAAAAAAGTCTATTCCATTTGCTTCGATAGTGGCACCATCAACAGGCTTTCCATCATTCCCATAAACGACTCCATAAACAATACACACAGGAACATCAATAGGTTTAAAGTAAAAAGAATATGACAAGCTAAGTGAATCTAGTTTTGGTGTTGTGTATCCATTAGGTGATGATTTTAAGAAAGACACTAATTGTATATAAGCCCCAACTCCCTCAACTAATGGGAAGGTTTCTAAATTATTGTTTATATCTGAATCAGTATTTGTCTGGGAAAATAAATCTAATCCCATATTCACAGTTTCCCATAAAACCGAAGTAGTATTAAGCCAATAACGATCAGAATTCCTTATCTCGTGAAATTTAACTTCTGAACCATTTAAGGTTTCTGCGTTCGCACTAAAGCTGATCCATTTATCCATCAATAATGGAATTGCTGTAACGACCTGTTGAGGAATTAGTGTATATGTTGTATCTTCTGGAAAGGGAAAGGGAAAGCTTGCCTGAATGGCATCAGAATTCCAGCACTGAACATTGTCATAATTTGAAGATGCTGTTCTACCAGTACCAGTGTTATCTCCAAAGATTAAATTACAATCACTGAAATCAAAATTTGTAAACGTGATAGTTGAAACAAGCGCACCATTGAAATAAGTCCTATTCTCGGTATTCCCTTCGTTAGAAAAAGCAATATTATAATTAGGCATAGCTGACAGGTCACCAGTTGCGATAATTATATCGGAAACAATTGCTCCTGCGCTATTTGTTATTTGTCTTTTGACTCTAGTTAGTCCCCCACCTTGGTTTTGCAAATAAAACCTAATTTGAGAACTATCAATATTAGAGACAAGTCTGGCTATTTCTCTCTCTTGAATCGTTGTTGAAATATTAGATTCAACCCTGCACCTAAAGGCAAAATCAGAAACAATACTTGTTATATTCTTATAGCTTCCAATTGATCTATCTTGGGTAGAAAATTTTAAAACACCGTCAACCACTTCTCCAGTATTATCAGTTCCTTCAAATATAATAGTTTTCCCACCTCTTTTAGAAATATCCACAGCATCTGAATCATAGTTAGCAAATAATATTTCACTGGCAAGGGCCTGTGATTTAAGTTTGGCTTCACCATCAATTATTTCAACTTTAGTTGGATCAAATATATGTTGCAAAGGATCGTTAAATTCTATTATTGTATTTACTGCCATTATTGCCCCTGATTATTGATTATCCATGATGTTCTAGATTTTAATTTATTTAAATTATAGCAGCAACCGATATAAATTGAAATACTATGGTTAAGAAATATTAAACTGTGCATTATTTCATAAAATGGTTATAATGTATATATGGGACAATCTGCAGCGTTAATAGTATTTGGAACTCTTTTATCAATTATAGGGTTTTTAATAGTGGTTTATATTAGACAATTAACTTCAAGGCTCGATTCTATCGATTCTTATCTTCATTTGCATGGAACTAAGTTTTTAGAGCAGGAATCAAAGCATTTCGAAACTAGAGTGCAAATACACGATTTAATCAATAATGAAATCGTTCCTTTGAAACTAGCGATAATTAGACTTGAAGAGCAGAACCATGATTAGAATATTTAAAAAAAATGATAGCAATAAGCTTTGTTATGGATTAACTCTGGATGAATTCAAGTGCAAGTGTAGCAAGGAAGAATGCAGATCAACCATAATTTCAGAAGATTTAATCGGTAAATACGAGAAATTCAGAAAATTAATATCATGCCCATTGAAAATTAATTCTGGATATCGCTGCAATGCTCATAATTTCGATGTGGGAGGCGTTCCAACTTCAAGACATCAAACGGGCGAGGCGATAGATATTTCTCTTGCAACGCTTGAACATTTAACTGAGAATGATATTGAACATTTAATTCAACTTTGTGGATTCAGTTTTCATAAAATTTATAAGAACTTTTTTCACGTGGACACAAGAAAAATCTAAGGAGACAGAATGAATTTAAAAGAAGCTTTAAAAGAAGAGGCGAAAGCGTCACTAGAAAAAGTAAAGAAAATTGCCAAAGATGCAGCACTTGAACTTGCAGAATCAATTGCAATCGAAGGTCTTGATATGCTTGAAAGAGCTGTAGTTAAATCTGAAGGAAA